ACCAAAATTACCACCAGTAATGTAACTTACAGCATCAGCAGAAATCTTTGCATCAATTTCTCCAGCACTTCCACGAATGGTAAGATAACCGTCGTCACTGGAAGAACCAAGTTCTGCGGCATCAGTAGCAACCAGAACAGGTCCAGCCGTCACGTTTAGGTCATCAGCAATCGTCGCATCATCCGTACTGGTCAGTTGCTCGGCCTGAACAGTGCCGGTAGCGGTAATGTTGCTGATACCAGCCAGCCCACCAGAGGGAGTAAGCGTACCGCTGACAGTCGCGTTACCATTCGAATCAACACTGATGCCCTCGTTATCGCCATCATTGCTGATGTAGAACGACTTCAGCCGGAAGTTTCCGTTCATCGGAACCTGCCCATCACTGTGCAGATAACCACCAGTTCGCTCCTGCGCGAACGCGGAAGCAACCACCAACAGCACCACCAACACAATACCATTCCTCATCTCGTCTTCTCCTGTTTTGCCGGTTTCTTACCGGACTGTCTCCACTTAAACCAGAACCACCACGCAGGGTATCTAACCGCGAACCATCGTACCCACTTTATCGCCGGATGCCAACCAAAATCTTCCATCGCCTGCCGGAACAGTTCATCGCACCGGCCAACACTCATCTTCCCAACCTTCACCCAGAACCGGCGCAGGTAGTCATGCAGCACACACGGTATGCTTTTGTAACCGGTTCCACGCGGTATCCCGATCTCGCACACACCAGTACAGCCATCGCAATCCTTGTGCCAATCCCACTCCGTACTGTCGTATGCCTTCAGAATCCACTTGCGTACAGACGGCCTGACGCGATGCGCGTCAAGCTGCTCCAGCATCCACTGGTATTCCTTGGCCGCGGCCTTGTTCACGACTTGAACCATAGCCCTATGAATGCCGCCACCAGCAGCATGTTCATGGTCATCAGCCCGACAACCATGTTCTTCCACACAGCAAACTCAGTGAACAGCCCGGGCTTTCCATTGCCACGAAGGGAAGCGTCAAGCCGCTTGACAATATCATAGATTGCCGTGATCTCGGCTTCCTTCGTGCAGACGGCATGAATAGCAGGCATGGCAAGTTTCCCTTCTACCCTATTTGATGTATTCACTTTGAGAACCAGGCTGGTCAATTTCGTAATGGATGTCGAACTCTTTCAGGTACATGTCTCCGTTGTAGACATCACCATCTCCGTTACGGGTAATGCGCCAGTCAACGATACATGACACGTTTGTCACAGCGCTCATATTGATTGGAGCAAACTCGGCAATCTGGTGTAATGCTCCTGAAGCGTAAACAATCTCGTTAGATGCTGGAGCAGTATTAACCCAAGCTGTTGCATTTGCTTGCCCAAGGCACTGAATACGATATTGCATGTACCAGTTGTTTGTCTGGCTGGCATCGTGCTGTAAAAAGTGAACATGCGGATGAATCTCACTACCAAGTTTCCAAGCGTGGGGCATCTGCGCCTCGCCATAGACCATCTCATCCGTGTTGTTCGTGCTGGCAGCATTGGTAAAGAACACGGCATTGGTGTTCAGATCGTCACCAACAACTGTTATTCCCGGTCCTTTCGGAGCTATAACGGCAGGGAAACGCAGGTCTTCCCAAAAGGTGTTGGTGTAGATGACGTTACCTGCTGTTACTGTACTATTGGTAACAGTGAGTATGCCACGTACAGTAGCATCTCCAATAACAGAAAGATCATCACCAATGGTTGCATCATCTGTGCTTGTTACCTGTTCAGAGGATAGCGTTCCTGTCAGTGTCAGATCAGAACCGGATGCACTCGGAGTTAATCTGTCAGCAGAAACCTGCTCAACTCCATCTCCGGTCGCACCGTATCCGGCAACGACAGTAAGCAGCAGTATCGCCAGCACGTTCTTCAACATACCGCCTCTTCCAAGTCAACCGTTAGGGACCAACTGCACGATACAAGTCAACCGTTATGGTGCAGTTGGTCCCTGTAGCAGCATTGTTAACCACCGTCAGGATATCATCCTTGACGAACACGTACCCCTGCAAGTCCGACTGCGGGAAGCCAACGAACTGGACATCAGTGCTTGACTCGTACTTCTTGATGACGTTCGTCACGCCACCACGCACGCGGCTGACCGTCACCGTGGCCGGGAACGACACGTTCCATTCGATGCCAATGCTTGACACCTGCACCTGCCCGCCGGCAGCGTTGGTCACGGCCAAGCTGGTCGCCGCCGTGTACTCCTTGCTCGACTGGAACACGTACTCGGCATACGCCACCATGCACCACGATACCAATACCAAACCTGCCAGCATCTTCTTCATCGCATTGTCTCCTTGTTATTCCAGTGAATCCTTCAAAGCTCCATACGGAGTATAATCCATCATCTCCGTCGGACTCAATATAAAATCCTGATGATTTACCTTGATCGCCTGCCGCTCCATACGCGGGAAATACTCTGGGTCAATCCCGCTGATAATGTCGTTCATAAACAGGTAGTTCGCAGCAGGCGCGAATGGAGCCATCTTCACAAACGGAGCGTTCCGTGTTACCAGCTTACGCAGTCCAGGTCGTATGTTTTCTCCGCGCACAGCCTGACCACCAAGTGAAAGTATATCGCCAACCTCTGACACCACCGGACCCAACATGGACGTCATCGGGTTCTGATAGTTTTTCTCCAAGGCAGAGAATAGGAACTCACCCCAGTAGCCAACACCGCCACCTCGTTCCATTGCGGCAAGCAATACGTCTGAATGGAACCCTTCTTCATCAAACAGCCTTCTAGGAGTACGCCCATCAAGCAGGTCACGGACAGACATGGCAACGTACCCACTGGCAGTTAGTGCCGATACAATTCCGATTGTTCGCATTCCTGCGCTTTCCCTGATACCACCACCGTCCATCCCGAACTGCCATGCCCGCTTCAATGCCTTATTGTACATGGCAAGCGCAAAGTTCTTGTACATCATCAGCAACCCACCGGCAGTATGCGCCATCGAGCCAGGCCGACCGTGGAAAGTGCTTATCCCAATTTCCTTTGCTCCGGGTCGCAGGATGGCACTGTCCACCTCATCCTTCATGAATCCTACCCACTTGGAATAGACATCATCCTTCGCCATTGCCAGACTGCTCGGTGTCACCTTCTGACCCTTTGCTTCAACAACTGGCCTGAACACCTCAATGTCTGCGCCATAAACGCGGTCGTTGAATATGTAGTTGCGCCCCTCATAATTCTCTGTCAGTCCACGCAGAACATCCCACTCAACCTCTCCAATCTCATGGATCTTGAACGCCCGCGCCGTGTAAGCGTCAATATCGCTGAACCGCTTTGCTGCCTGACTGGCTATGTCGCTGTTTAATGCACCGACGAACGCCGAACGGTTCACAAAGTCGTACAGGTTCATGCCCTGCCACTTCATGGTAAACTCAAGCATCTTCCGCAGGATTCCACCAGTCCTGTTGCCAGTCTCAACAATGTTGATCAACTCACCACTGAACGATTCAGACACAAGGCCAAGTCGCGTTGCAAAACGCTCAGCCGCTCTGTCGCCGGCAATACGCTTGATTGCGCCATGCCATCCTTGAAGTTGGCGCGAAACCAAATCAAGACCGCTCACACCCATGTTTCCCGCTTGGAACATCATTATCGGATTGTCTGACAATGCCGATACGATCACCTTTTGCAGTCCACCTACAGCCTTCACCATCTTGAGATTGCCTACAACTCGCGCCGTAGTGACGTTCTCTGGGACATTAGCAAGCCCAGTGATATGGTCGAATGTGCTTTGTGCGTTGCTCGTAAAGAACTTCATAGCGTCAATGTCGGCGTTCGCATTGTCGCTGTTCGAGCGGGCGTAACCATGTAGCCACTTCACCATTGAATCAAATGACTTGGCTGGGTCAGGCCCAAGCTGGTGCATCAACTCAGCCTCACGGGCCATGTTCTCTATGTCCTGAAACACTGCAGCGCCGTAATCCTGACGCTTGCCGTACTTCTTCATGTAGGCAATCTCGTCCTCAACCGACTTGAAATTGATTATACGCCTTTTGCTGACACGCTTGTACAGTGGACCACCACCAACTTTCACGGCATCCTGCATTGCCTCTGGCAGACGGCCATGAACGCCAGACGTTATGCCATCGAACATGTCTCTCAGGAACTCGTCTGCGTCAAGGTAATCCTCAAACATCTTCGGATCAGCACGCAGAAGTATCTCTTCACGCCACGCCTGGTACGCCTTTTCCTTGTTAGCCAATGACCGGACCTTGCCGCCGGCATCAAGTATGCGGTCGCCGTCGTGCATGTTCTTCATCACGTAGTCTTCACGGGTTGCTCTGTATGCACCCCAACGATTTCCTTCTGCATTCAACTGGTCGTAATGCTTTACAACTACCTGCGCTATAGCAAACGCATCCTTGTTTCCACTGACATTGCCCTTACCCTGGCGCATGTATCCAACCTCAAGCATGATGTCATCTGCCATCTCTCCCTTCATGAACAGGTCAAGCAACCGCGGGTCTTGTTCTAAATCTGCTTTCAACGCAGCGCGAGCAGCAGAAACCCTGCCATTGACGAACCCCTGCAACGACGCACGTTCACCGGCTTCCTGACCTGCTTCGCCAACGAGGAACTTCATCATCGCGGTAGCAATCTTGTCGCCACTTTCAAGGAACTGCTTGATGCGTCCGGTAGAAGTCTCGCGTGCACGCTTGTTCAGCAGGTAGTTCCTGCGCTTGAGCGCCTTCTGCAAACGTGTCTCGTTCTTTATCTTGCCAAGCATCGTGTTCACTTCTGCTTCAAGCGCAGTGAATACCGGAACCTGCTTGTTGTCGGCAGCAGCCTGCGCCTTACGAACAATCCGCTCTATTTCCTTGCGGGCATCCTTGTCGGATATTGTGCCGCCCGATCTGGCGACCATCCTGCGGATACACGGATCATATTTACTAGGCATTGCGGACGTTCTCCAGTATGCAGTCAGCCATCTCGCTCATGGTTTCCAAGGCAATCTCTTCGTCTGTCTTTACGTTCTCGGCAACTTCCATTGCCGCCTTTTCTTCCGGCGTCTTCGCGCCCATCAGTTCCTCTACATCGGAAACTTCCTTCTCAATCTTGGCAACTTCCTGCTCAATGTCTGGGTCTTTTCGACCCTGCACTTCTGGGTCAGCCTCGCGCATCTTCTTGGCGGCAGCCTGATACGCCTCAAACTTCTTGCGTTGCTCAACTGTATGCTCGTTCAGAATGACCTCGCGCAACTCGGCGGCACGCTTTTGTATGCGGTCACGGATCTCTGCGACAGTAGCAATCTTTCGGTCAAGTTCGCCTGTCGCGCCAATCTTCATCTGCGACTTGTCAAGTACAGCATACCTGATGCTTCCTGTCTTTTTGTCGCGCATGACTACACCGTCGTAACCAAGTTCACGCAGCTTGTTCACTACCGTCTTGTACCGCAACATACCTTCAAGACTTGACGTGTCAATCTGGAACTTCCTTCCACCCTGCGCCTGAGTTGTCACCTCACCAACTGATTCACTAACGGTTTCGGCTGCTGGTCTGCTATCAATCTGTATTTCAGCTACATCAGCCTTCGGTGCGCGGTCACGAATCCGTCTGGCGAGTTCTTCTGGGGACAATCCTGTTCTTGAAGCCTCAAGCCATTCCGCACTCAACTCCTGCAACAGACGTTCATCATTGGCAATCCGTAACCTCTCTGCTGCCGGTATTCTGGCAACCAACGCAGGCGGCAGGTCGCCGCGCTCAACTAGATGATTCAGCAATTCTGCGTCATTCGGGTCAGCAAACTTGCGCGACTCTACAATCTCTGGCTTTTCCAGCTTTGCCCTTGCTCGTTCAGAAACGGATTCAGCGCGACGAGACTCTACAAGTTCTTCAATCCTGCGTTGCAGTTCAATCGCATCCTGCTCCGATTTTTTTGCTCGCATCTCTGCTGTTGGTTGCGTTTCCCTGAACGGTTGAGCAGTCTTATTAATGTCATCAGCAATACGCCTGACGCCATGAATGTCTGTAGGATTCTTCATGTCAAGCTCGGTAGCCCTGATGACTGCATCACCAGTTCCGCTTGAATTGACAACATCATCCATTGATTCAGAAAAAACCAGCGGTCCTGCATTCTTTGCATCCGCGTCAATGCTTGTGTAAACAGCACGTCCGCTCATTCGCTGGTCTGGAATGACATCGCCGTTTATATCAGTCAATCCAAGATTGAATGTCTCATCTATATCTGTTGCGCGGGCAGCAGTGTCAAGCATTGCAGAGCCTGGATCTCTTACAGAAGCAATCGCTTCCATCTCCACTTCAACGCCAGCGGCCTGCCGCAACCTGACATCATCCGTCTTATAGGCAAGGTCTGCCAACGCGCCGTCGCCGTCGGTTAGGATGTCGTCCATCACGGCGTTGAACATCTTCTCACGGGTCTTGTTCGTGATGTTGCGTGACTCGGCAGCAGCCGCCGCCAACCGTTTAGCAGCAGCATTCTTAATGCCGCGACCAGCACCAACAAGCCCTGTGGATATTCCGGTTGGAATGGCTACATTGAACAACGCCTGTACGCCATCGTACCGCTTGTCGCTTGCCTGTGATAATGCGTATGAGTACGTTTCGATTGCGGAATTGGTCAGTAGTTCCTCGCCGGCAACTCGCATTAGCGACTTGGCAGCTACAGTTCCTGTTGCAGCACCGGCCATCTCTCCCATTGTGAACAATGGAGCTACCGTCATGCCAAGCATCACTGGGTCAGCAACGAAACCGCCAAAGTAACCGCTGTATAGTTGAGTGTTGGCCCAGAATCCTGACACACGCTCGATCTTGTCCTTGCGCTCCTTGTCCTGATAGTACCACTGCCGTTTCAGCAACGCCTGTCGCTTGGTCATCGGTTCATCGAACAGCTTTTCCCCTGGCACACCATACCGTTCATTGAGCAGCTTCGGGTCAACCTTGTCCTGCCCACCCATAATCCTGAACTCGGCCCAGCGTTGCGTCTTCTCAAACGGAAGGTCAACAAGAGTTTCCTTTGCACCAAGCATGAACGCTTCCGCACCTGAGCGGATTGATACGTCAGGCTGGAATCCTACTATCGGAGAAGGATCTGGTAATGAATCACCAAGCATATCATTTCCTCAACCCGCCAGAAAGCGGTGTGCGCGGGAATACTGACTTATATCTTGAATCAATCTCAAGCATCTGCTCAATCGTGTACTCAATCGGAACTGACGACCTGCGACCATCTGCATCCACCATTGGGCGGGTCAACTGCATCAATCCGTATCCACCCTTCGGCTTCATCCAGAAACTGTACTTGCCATCCTTGTACTTCATCTCAGCCTTTTCTGACAACGCACTGCGAAACTCTTCTCTGCTCTTGTACCCAAGTCGATCCAAATCAACTGGCATATCACCTATGTATACCGGATTGATCTTGTCCTTGTTGTCCTGAAGATTGAAGAAGAACGGACTGTATCTGCGTTGCTCTGCTGCTGACCCACTCAATCCATTCATCATGATTGTCCCAACCATGTCAATGCCGGAAGCATCATTGTCAGTAACAGGAACCCAGCCACTGCTTGTCTTGTATTGCCGCGGAACGATGTATTGACCATCACTGTTTGGCTGACTCTGCATGTACATCTTGTCAGTGATCAGAGACTTGGTTATCTCCTTGATTCGCCTATCAACGTCACCTGTATCTTTCGCGCCAACCACAGCAGCCCTGGAAATAAACTCCTGAACCGAACCACTCCATTTTACACGCCATGTGGATGTCGGATCGGCATTCATTTGATTCGTTATGAACGTGTTCACATCAGAATTATGGCGCACCTTTTCGCGTGCATGAGTCATAAGTGTGCCGTCTGGCTGTATGTCGCTCATCTTCATGGCGCCAAGTTTGATCACCTCTTGCGCCAACCGCACTTCTTCTGGAGTATCAAGCAACTCGGCAGCCACAATGAATCGTGTATCATCTCCGTCAAGCATCGGAGCAATACTGCGGACCCACGGAATGAATCTATGACCACTTGTTTGCTTCATGGAGATAAGGGTAGCAATAGCATCTTCTGACTTGCTGCTTTTGAAAATATCTACGATAGGTTGCAACTCAGACTTTGGCTGTATCGGAAGATCGCCCCTCAATTCAAGTACGCTTCGCATCTGTACATCAAGCGCATCAATGTACTCGTTGTATGCTCCTGATTTAGCAGGGTTGTCGTTCGGCAGGCTAATCCACTTGTTGCGTAAATCAACGATTTCTGGATTCATCTCCAACGCAACACGCGCAGGATCATCCTTCTCCATTGCCACACGCCGGTCCAGAGTAGACCGTAACGCGGCAATCGTGTCGTCGTGAACACGGACCTGCTCTGGCGTTGCGTTTTCAGGAAGTTTCTGCGAGTCAATGTACATCGCAATCTGGCGCGATGAACTCATCTTTGTCATTGTGTTGACTGTGTTCTTTATTCCTTGGCTCTGGTACTTGCCAATCAATTCAGCCTGTTCTTCCGGCAGAATATGCGGACTAAGTACGGCCATTCCCATCTTAAACTGCGCTTCGTTCTGGTTCTCAATAGCATAACCAATGCTTTTGCGAACCATGTCCTTGTCAACCCGCTTGGCGTTCTCCATCGCGGACTGAACGCGCACCTGTAATTCAAGCCTGCGGTCGCCAATATCCTCATACTTGTTTATCACGCCAAGTGCTTCTTCGTACCTGCCCTGGCGGGTCATTTCTTCAACAAGGGCAACTCTGAACGCAAGCGGGTCTTTGAGGTTGTTGCCTTCCTCTGGAGAAACAAATCCATACTTTACTGCGTTGTCTACATGCTCGACCAGTTCAGTATGCGCCTTCTCCATTCCTGAAATCGTCGGGTCGTTCTGGATGCGGGTCAGTGCGCTGGTACGGTTCTGGTCAACCTGCGCTCTCTTTACGCCAAGTGAATACTGCGCTTCCAAACCAAGTGTGCGCTGCATGGTAGACAACTCAATGTCCTTGGCATACATGCCAAACTTGTCCTTTGCACGTTGACTTGGCAGTGAATCAGCGATCTGCTTGTTCGCATTGAGAAGATGCTGCTTCATCCGTTCAGTAGATCCGGCAGGCCCCTTCGTATCGCGGTCCTGCTTTTCAAACAGCATCATACTTTCCATCAACTGGTCGCGTGCCGAACTTGCCGACATTGCATCACGATACTCTTCACGCTCCTTAGCCCTGTCGCCAAGCACTCCACCAAGCCGCATCATACCGCCGGCAACGCTGGACATATCCAGCTCCTGCGCCTGTACCTGTGGAATACGCACTTGCGGCACGTTCAGCGACGACGCTGCCGACGCTGCGCGTCCTGCCGCGGCAACCGCTGGGCCAACCTCGGCACCACCAAATCGTGGAGTGGACATTCCCTGCAACCGTTCAGGCGACGAAATCGTTGGTATCCTTGGCATAGTGACTCCTAAAATGCTGGTCCGTAGACCCCGGCCCTTGGTTGAGGATAACCAGACGAATTGTATCCACCACCACCTGACGTACCAATGCTATTCCTCATCCCACCGGCTATCATGCTTGTTCCCTGCAAGCCAGCACCGGCCATGTTCAGGAAGCCTTGTGTCCTGATGGTTGGGATGTTGCGTAGGATACTAGCAGATTCCATATTTCCGTTTGCAAGCATGATAGCCGCATTCGTGCTGCCCTGCCATGCCGCAAACGATGCCTCATCGTTACCGAAACGGCGTACTGCATCAGCATTGAACTGCTGCTGTTCCGCGCTGAACCGTGACTGATAGGCATCGACCAGGTTCTTGCGGATCTCCTGCCGTCCAAGATAGATTGCGGCGAGTTCCTCAACCTCTCCCGCCAACGCCGAATCATAGGAAACATCCTGTGGCGTACCGCTGTCAATCTCGACACCAGCCTTGGCGTATGCTGCACGCTGCGCTCCCATCAAACGACGGTTGCGACTGTCAATCTGGCCAACCTCAAACCGCATCCGCTCCCGGGCCGACTGTGCGTCCTGCTCGGCAATCATGGCGTTGTTCGCCATCAAGCCAGCGTTCATCTCATGCATCTGACCTTCAAACGCGGCACGGTTGCGGATGGCTACGGCCTGCGCCCCGGCCGTCATCTGCGCGAACTGTGCATTCATCGCAGCCTGCTGCTGGATCAACTGCGCGTTCTGGCGTGCAGCATTGATCTGCTGACGCATGTTGTAGTACATACCGAACATGCCAACGCCGGTCCCCAACGCCATCAATGGTACTGCCGCTGCGCCCATCAGAATGTCCTCGCCAGTCTGTAGTAATCCTTGCCGTCCGGGCCGTACTTCTTCATCAGACCTTCAGGCTCAAAACCAAAGAACGTAGCCCATCTCAAATCACGCACGTTCTCGGAATCGACTATACACTGGATGCGATGCAGTTTGAAGCCTTTTCTTGCTTCATCAATCATCATGTGCATGTCGCGAACAAGACTCTTTGCGTTCTTCTCCATCAACTCACGGTCAATGACTATACACCAGTTCTCGGCCACTCCGTTCCAGTAGAACACCAGGCCAGTCACAAGCAACGCCTTGCCGTCATCGCTGAACACAGCCAAGGTCAAATGCTTCTCGGTGATGGCAGGGTACATGTCAACTGATAGCATCGGGTTATCGCAGAACGCACCAGCATTGTACCAGGCCATCATCTCAGCACAGTTGATCTGACGCCAACTCATTCGTTCACCTTCATTTCCGGCATTACCGCCAGCACCGTCAGAGGATATGGAGTATCCTGAACAACATAGTAATCGGCATCCTTCTCATACGACTGGTTCAGCTTGAATGAAACGTCGCCAGTAAACAATGCTGGAGAATCGTCCATCGCATCGGTCAGCCCGCGGAACGACCGTTCACGCAGGCTTGCCAATGTCGGACCGTGCTTGAACCCGATTGTCTCAAATACTCTGATTGTCAACCCATGAACACGCTTTACCTTACCCTGTGCAGTACCGGCATCTCCACCACCTTCAGGCGGCAGGGTATGCAGGATAGACGTGAACGCAAGACCAGCATGAACCTTTGTCGCCGCCGTAGTCAGCGTTATCTGCCCACCACTCACAACCTTGTCAGGAACAACAGCGCCATCAGCAAGTACTGATACCGTTTCACCTTCAAGGTGCGTCAATCCGGTAATTACAGTAGCAGCGGCACCGCTGTATGTCAGACCGGAATCAACAAAGAAAGCGTCTGTCTTGTCGGTTGTTCCGCTTACAGACCTGAACAATCCATCAAGACGCTCGACATAACGCACAATAGCGCCGTTCACGGTGCGCCTTACTGCGACCCACACCTCGTCACTTGAGCCTGACGGGATGGATGCGATGGATTCAACTACCGCATTCGTACCGCCAATAACATGACGCGCCCAGGCGTAGACCTGCTGGTCCTTCACGTAGGTAAGCGAACAGAGGACTCCGGTAGACGTGTATGCCCAGATGATGCTGTCAGGCACCTGCTGGTATGCGTAACCTGAAATCGTCCCATGGACCTTGAACAGATGCTCGCTCACGATGTTCAGATCGCTGGCCTGATAGCTATCGCTCTCAAACTGGTACACGAACTCACGCATACTAGTGCCTGACCGCTGCGCGAATATCACTGCCGGACCAACCCGTATAGGCTGTATCTCCAAGCTGCCGTATGCCGTCTGTGGCGTGATGCTCACGTTGGTCGGGGTAATCGGTTCGCTGATGCTTGACGCCTTCAGTTGCCACTCTCCACCAACCGTACCAATCAGAAGACTCGGACCAGAATCAAGCCAGCGGATCTCGTTCACCGTGTTGCTGGCAATCGTGTACGTCACGGCATTGTCATCTGACACGATGCTGTCTTCTTCGGTTGGCGCAAAGTTCTCGTAGTCTCCTGACTTACTGCCCCAAATCGTTTGCGTCTGATTGTTGGTATTGGCAAAGAACAGACGTTGTTCGTGGAACACAACACATGACGGCCAGCCGGTTGATTCAGACCATGCTCCATTACGCCACAGTTTCGTCTTTCCATCGGAAAGGTATTCGTCACCGTTCCGCTCCTTTAGCGGCATTGGCCCGCCAAGCTCAACCTGAACAACAGTCGTGCTGACATAAGCAGTAACTTTTGCCCACACATTCTTATCGCCAAACTTCATGCGGAACACACGCCCGACATCAGACGTAACCCATACATTTGCTGAAGCTGTCAGAGTTGCAGTTATTGTCCTGCTTGTAAGCGTGAGCGTCCCGCCAACAGCCGGGACAACAATCGTTACAGCAGCACCGATGTTGATTGCATCTCGCGCTGCCGTCTTATCGCTGTACGATGTACACTTGCGCCACCGCTCTGCTGCGTTGTATCCAGTCGATCCTGAATCAATCCGCAACCAGTAGTTGGTGAATGTGGTATCGAAAACAGCATGAGACACCTGATACGTTCCCGCCACTGTGGCTGTAACAGTATCACCAACCACCTCTGGCTCTAGCTCCTCAACTACATTCTCAAGCGGCTGAACTGTGATTGTCCTTGCGTCCGTGAATGCTGTGACAAGCGCAAGTGTTTTCGTGCCATCTGCGCTGTCGTATTCAAGGTAGTCGCCAACATCACCAACAACGAAATCGTTTGCCGTTGACGTAATCGTTGCCCTGTCAACGACATTGCTTACCACGATCTGCGTGTCGCCATCATGTTCGTCAAGGTAAGGACCGTCCAGCGAAATGAACGTATCCAATGTCCAATCCACATGGCTGGTACGCGAAAGCGTTCTGGTCTGATGGTTCGGATGGCAGATGTACAGCACGTCGGCAGACTGTGCAAAGTACAGCGTTGACAATTCACTTTCCTGATACGGAGTGGCAATCTCAACCGGAGTACCTACTGGATCTTCAACTATCCCACCATCCTTGTACACCCTGATGTACTCGTGCCCGAACTCAAGTATGTAGGCCTGGGTGGTCGAAAACTCGAATCGGACTAGCCTGCATACCCGATCAGCAAACTTTGCTTCGTTGATAAAGCGCAAGCCGGACCGCCGTGTTAAACCACCCTGTGGCCTTACAATCAGGTTCTGGACTTCCTGTGCGCCGTTGAAATATCGCTCAACGTCAACACGCCCGTTCAGGATAGGCGAAACCTCTCCAGACGTGAAATTGGTTTGGATTGTATTTGCACGCGCCATTACCGACCACTTCTGTCAACGCCATAACCATAGCGTGATTCAGTCCATTCAAGTGCATCCATCCTCAGCCGGCCATCTTCCTGCGCGTCAGCAGTCTTGGCAACGCGAACGATGTCCCTGAACATGACCATCATGTTCTCTCGCACTTGCATATCTTGTGTCAGCGAATAGGCAATGTCCGCGGCAAGGTAAGCCGCAAGTGCCTCGGCAAACAAAGCGTCCATCTCGTTCGTGTCTTCAAGATCGTAGATGTACTTCAGTTCGATCTCGTCGCTGTCTGCCAGAATCTTGCGCCCCTCAATGCGATAGTCTTCATCTTCTTTATACTCGACTTCCTCGTTTACCGCCAAGATTCGCAGGCAATCGACAGGAAGCTGATGCTGATATGTCCAGCCAAAATCAGGAGTGGTTGACAACGCTGATGTGGTCGTGCGCTTCGTAGCGCAGTTCCACGGGTGCATACGCAGAACGATTCGCCTGACGGAATCATAGCGCGCCTTTACAACCTGCGCTTCTTTGGAATCGTCATCAAATGACAGGATGACTTCCGCGCCAATCTTCACCAACGCGCTGTTGGCGATGTCAACCTTACTCTGCGCCATCAGGTACCTCCATAACAGTCCGGCGTGGGAGTTGCACCCACGCCGGACCATTGTTTACCATCAGGAGTAGGTATCAGTCAACCACGTATTCGCAAACGAACGTCAGCGTCTTGTCGGCATCCCATGTCGCCGTCTCAACTGTCGCCGCGAGATACACTGCCTTGTCGAACTTGTACGCATTGAGATCTGCCAGAGCGGCGATAATCTCTGTACCGGCAACGGCCGAATCGACTGCCATGTCCGACTCGATCAGATCGTCGTCATCTGCCAGCGTCTGCGCCTGGTCGTAGTAGCCACTTCCATCAACGCCAAACACGCCGATGTCCATCTTCTGAGACGAGTTGCCCATATCGTCGCACCAGACCTTGAGTCCGGTAATCAGTGCGCCGGGAGGCAACTGAATCATGGCGATGCTGACACCATCAGCATCTCCGGTCGATGTCGTGGTTTCGTAGGTGGCATAAGCATGACGCTTCACGCCTCCTGCGATATTCGGATTGGACGGAGTGTGAGCGGCAGCTTCCTGCGCCGTCACCTCAACTGAACGTTTCGTAATAGCCATTGTCGTTCTCCTTCAGTCGGTTCAATTACTTGGTTTCGTCACAGGCGATGCTGATGACCTTCTCTTCCCACATACGCACTGCGCCAAACGAGGCGCGGACGTAAACCTGCACGCTGTTGCGCTTGTCGCGCCGCGGGCCAACATCCACCATGATGTCTTCGCCAACAGCCAGCGTCATGCCGGACTGTGGGTAGACAAGGCAGGTGCGAACGTTCGACGCCACGGACAGCCGCTGCGTGCGAACGAACTTGAAGCCCATGAACGTGTCGATCTCGCCCATCACCAGCGCCTTCACGCTGCTGTAGTCGGCGCTCGTCACTTCCGTGGTACGGAGCAGTGCCTGGATCTGCGAAGCAGAAACAACGCAGTACAGGGCCTCGCCATCCTCAACTGCTTCCTCGCTGTCAAGCAGGTACCGCGCACGGCGCAGCTTGGCAATCGTCAGGTTGCTGTTGGTTGTGCTGCCGGTTTCCACGTAATCCACGGCAATCTGCGAAGCCGCAGGATGCGTGGTGGACGTGCTTCCGGTCTTACCCGTGTACGCCGTACCGGTCGCCTCGCTGATGATTAGATCGTCCATCTTGCGGCCAAGCGCGTAGACGGCGTTCATCGTGTACGGAGCGGTCGGATCGGCCAGCATACGGATGCGGTCGGGCTTGTCGATCATGTCGGCCCAATCGTAATCCTTCATGTGGCAACGCCGACGATCATGCGTGGTGCTGATCAGCGGGGTGTCGCCATGACGGCTGGTGATCTCAACGGCATCGGTCGGCCCGATGCGGTCGTAGAAATCGTATTCGGCGTTCTGGACCTCGTTCCGCACCGTGGAACGCAGACGCGAACCCTTCTGCTGGAACTGTACTTCAATGTTTGCCTTGTAGCTCTGGACCAAGGCTGTCCCGATATTCACTGACATTTTCGTTCTCCCGTTGAACTGTTATGAGAAACAACTCTCGGAAGAGCTACCCGTCAGACGGACTCTGCCTCGCTATCGGAGCTACCGGCCTGTACACAGGCTTCCCATCGGGCCTTTCGGTTATCCGATGATGAAGCCAATGTACAGAACAGGAATTATTGTGTCAACAATTATTTACGCACGTTGGTCTGGATTAGCCAATCGAAACAGGTTATTCCACTTTTCCAACGCCTGCTTATGACCAGGCTGGTTGCGATCCGTAAGTGTCTTCATGAAATCCTTGTCCATCCGCAAATTGTTGATCTCAGCCTGCGACTTTGCCGCGCCAGGCAACTGGATACTTGACCCGTCAGCCCTGCCATTATCCTCAACGAACGGAGTTGCCGCTTTCGCCATCATCTTGATGAACGCCGGATCATTGCCAAGACCGCTCGCCTCGATCTTCTGTAGCAAGTCCTCATTCCCAAACTGGCGCACAATCGACTGCGCTTTGGCCACGTTCAGATTGAAGTCGTTGCCCCATTCCTGACGCAACGCCTGCTCACCAGCCTGACGCGACTGCTCAAACGATTCCTGAGCCTTCTTCACGGCACCGGCCTGCTCGTTCATGTAGAAGCCAAGCACCTTCTCAGCCTGCTTGCCGGTCAATCCGGCTTCGTGCATCGCCTTTAAATACGGCGCAACAGCTTCCTTGTTCACCGGCATGTCTGGAACTTCCGGCACCTTGTACCCGTCCGGCGTCTCCGGTCGGCCCAGCTTGGCCCAGAACTCATTGTGCTGTTCCGGAGTCCAGTTATCCTTCGGCATTGGCAACTTCTCAACGCCTACCATCTTCTGGGCGTGGACATAGCTTTTCGCAAGCGAGGCAATGTCCTTGATGTCGGCCAACGACGCTTCCGCACGAATGTCAGCCGGCAAACCAGCCTTCCAGTCCGTGGCCGCTTGAACCTCAACGTTTGCACCCATCACACTCTTTGCCGGAACCGGAACCGGAACCGGAGCGCCTGCACCACCATCTACCACTTGTTCGTCACTCATTGTTAGTTGTCTCCATTATGCCTTCTTGTATCAGACCCAACAGAACGGCATCTTTCCTGTTGAGTTGCCTGAGAAGCCAAAGGACAACCGAACGCTGCCCTTCGTTATACTGCGCCCCTTCAAACCCGTGCCGCGGGATGTGAGGGTCAAGAACGTGAAACTTCTTTGCCATACGTGTCAGCAAAGCGCGGCCCGACTGGCTGTCAAGGACATCACGCGCAAGCTGACTGTCTGTGACAGTCTTCTTTTCCATTACATCCCTTCAAAGTTCTTTTGTGCCACACTGGCATTCTTCAAAGCACCCGATAACTGTTCACCCATCGCCAACTGTTGCTGCGCCTGTGCCTGCTGCTCACGTTGCTGGCGCATCTGGTCAACAGCCGCCTGCGAACGCAGCACCTTCCTACTAACATCACGATGCAAAGCCATCTCTTCTACCAGACGGTCTGGGTCCAGCTTGTCCATCACCTGCGGCATAACGCTCGCCAACTGGGCGGCGTCCTGAACAAACCGCTGGATGGCAATCGCCTTACCACCAAACTGCGCCATCGCGGCCGGACTGATATATGATACCTCGTACTCCTCACCCTCCAGGCTTGCCGGCGGGATCGGAAGCATGTTATTGCGCGCTAGCAAATCGAGCGTCCGCGAAATCATAGGACCAAGTGCCTCGGTCTGTATCCGTCCAAGCATCGGAGCCATCTGGCGCAGAATCTCCTCGCGGTCATCAGCAATCTCGGTAGTAGTCTGACGCTCACGCTTCTTCTCGCGCAATATCCAATCGACATAAAACGACTTCGTGATGAAGTTCTGGTGCATCGAAATCAGGTCTACACCAATGTCAACCCGGCCCCTAGTCTCAAACGGAATAGGCGGGTTTGCCCCAGGCTCCTTGTACATCAGCGAACCAGGAGCCGTCTTCAGTGGCAGGATAACGCCATCGTTGTCAACAATGATTGGCGGGTCCACAATCTTCTGTGCAGCCTTGATAATCGTCTTGCCCATCATGTTCACCATCAAAATGCTTGGCAAACAGGTCATCGCCGGACTGCGACCATAGGTCTGCCCGCTCAACTTCGTCCATCTCGGAACGTGGTACGGGAAGCTGTCATACCCGCCAATGGAAATGATGCTCTGGTCGGCTAAAAGAATCCACGCCGAAACAAACTCCTTCCCTCCGCTCATTCCATATACATCAGCATCAGCCTTCGGAAATACCATGTGCAACACTTCAAACTCACGGTCTGGTTCGGCCACCAACGACTTGGCAACATCAGCAGGCAATGCGTCCTCACCAAACCGGTGCCGCATCTGCAAGGCAGTCATGCGACGACACCGGCCAACCGTGTCAACCATGCCATCACTATTCTCGGCAATATGGCAATCGCTCAACGGGTGGCTCAGGAACTTCACATGCCGGCTGCCCATGTCGAAATCCTGATACAGAACGCCTGTCCCGAACGCGCCCAGGTCCATGTACATCTCATGGATGCTTGGTGAAAAGTTAGTCTTCGGCAGGCTGTACTGATGGAACACTATGTCGGATACCAGTTCAAGATAAAGCAGTTCCTCGTCGCTCAACCTGTCCCGGTGTACCAAACGCAGGTTGAACCAGCGGCTTGTCGGACTGGTCAGGTAACTGTTCAGCCCAGCCGCCAACTGCTCAAGCGACCACGGCGCGGTGCTGTCGAATATCTTGTCCGTCTGACGCTCACCCCTGACTGACTGGTAGTTGAAGTCGTTCGTCACAGGTCTGACATAATCCTTCACATCCTGCCAAAGCGATTCCCACTGGTCGCGTATGCGCTTCATCTGCTCAAAGCGCCTGATGATGTCCTTGGCTTTCTTGTCACTCATACTGTTTGACCCCCAAGAACACTCGTCCCACCAAGAATACGCTTGCGAACAGGTGCCTGCTGCTGAACACCCATGCTGCCAGTAAGTATTGTGCTTGCCCGCCCTTCAGCATTCTTACTGCTGGCAAACAGACTCAACACACGGCGGCGACCGCGGATACCAGCCGCTTCCTTCTCTGCCCGGGCAGCAGCATCAGCGCCAGTCGGAGGTGGCGGTGGAGCTTTAGGCGGCTCAGGCAACGGCGGCATCTCTGGCATCTCAAATGAAAACTCAGGCATCTCGATTTCAGGCATCTCAAACTCTGGAGTTTTCTTTGCTTCCTCAACTGTATTCATTGCCTTACGCACTGCACCGGCAGCAAGCATTGTGCCGCCAATAGGTAAGTTCAGTGAGGCTAAAGCATTTGCCGCAATCCTTTGCATACGGCCCTCTCCGAATGGATGAAGGACAAAATCAAGAGGCTTTTCAACAGATCCACCCATACATCACCTCGCAAAAATAGCGTAGTCCATGTCAGCAAACTCTGGCAGCTTCTTGTTCCTGCCCATGTCCTTCTTCAAACCAACGGCCAAGTAACGCATCGCATCGCACGGATGGCTAGACCAGTCGTGCGTAGGGTTATTCTTGTACACTTTCCGTTTCTCGTCAAGTTCCTTGTGATACTCACGCAACGCCCTTATCAACGTCACGCACTTATCCTGATCAATCCAACAGCGCGGAAGCACGTTACGCACAGCCTCTATCCCGTCCTCGACGCTTACCTTCTGCACCGTAGTGAAGTTTATCCCAAGCATCTTAGCCACTTCCTTGCGCGTCTTGCCGGTAGTCAACTCGCGGATCTCAATGTCCCACGGGGCCAGGTGTCGGCCATACACGTAATCCTTCTCGCGCAACCGCTTGACGTAATGCGCTATCCCCTCGCCACTGTTCTCGTAGTAGTCAATGATCCGCACCTCGTTGGCCACCTGCTGGAAGAACACAATGGTCGTCATGTCGTTCACGCCCAAGTCCCAGGCTGTATGCACCTCCAACGTCGGCTCCCAAGGAACGTTGGCAATCCGCTTGTCGTTGACCATCTGACGCATCTGCGTCCCATAGTAACTCCCTTCCACTGGAGTCTCAAAGCTACAGAAGAACTCCTGCTGGATCATAGCCTCGCTATACCCCTGCCCCCTGACCTCTGCTATCTGTTCATCACTGACAACCGGCGTTCCGTCCTCGCGCCGTGTACCATCACTGCCGGCCACCAGCTTCTGACAGAACCAGCCCGCATTCTTCTGCGCCATCTCGTACATGTCACGCCCATGATTGTCACCGCGGGGCGTGTAAATGAACAAGGCCCACCCGCCGTTCTCAATCAGGATGGGCAGGATATACTCGTACGCACGCGGATCCTGAAGGCTGTACTCGCTGAATACGCAGCCGACCGGATTGCTGCCGACCAGCCTATCCACATCGTCAGTACCAATGACCTGATACACGGACCCCTCGCTGAAATCAGGGTTCGGACTCTTCAGCGTCAAGCGCATGTCCGTGTGGTTCTTGCTTATCACCAACTCTGGCGGGAACGCATCGAGGAACGGTCTACCTTCCTTCGTCCGTCCGTTCCACACAATCTTCCGGCCCTGCTGGTATGTCGGCAGCAAATGCCAGTACAGACCAACACGCTGCATCAT